TTTAGGTGTGTCTGCTTCATGACTCCATGGTGCCAAGGAGTCTGGCGACATACCACTGCGCCTTTCTTAACGATTCCGGATCCTTGTGCTGCTCGCGCCAGACGTACTTCATCACGTTGCCCTTGCAAAACCCCCGGAACTCCTCAGGCGTCAGCGCGGCCTCGATCGCGTCGATGCACTCGATCTCGCCCTGGCGGTAGTGGTCACTCATGGTTCCCATCCTCAAGCGCGGCGGCCATTACCGATGCCGAGCGCAACATGGTGCTCAGCTTGATCGGCCGCATTTCCTTCCAGCACGCGTACCGGATCGCCTGCCTGAAGCCCATGCTGATGTTGCCATCGCCCAGCTTCCGCGCGGCCTCGATCTCCTCGCGGCTCATCCTGATGTTGACCGTGAAGTTGCGGCCCTTGCCGTTGGGCTTGCGGTCGGTCACAACCACTTCTCCCTGAGCAAGAACCGCCGGCAGACGGCGATGCACTGCTGCGCGTGTTTCTCGGCCAGGTGGCTCTCGGTGTGGTCGATCGCGATCACGCACGCAGCGAACAGGTCGGCGTAGTCGGTGTCTCTGAAGTTGGTGGCGATGTCTTGGCAGAACTCCTGCCACAGGCCGGTGTAAGTGCCGCAGGTGCGGCCGCTGGCTTGATACAGAGAATCGATCATTTCGGCGCGTTGCTGGTCAAGTCGGACGCGGGTCAGCATGGTTCCAGTGCTTGGCGGATTCTGAGCAGTTCAGCGCATACGGCACTGACATGCGGCACGCTACCGGCGCCGCGCAGTTCGTCGATCCTGGCGGTGATCAACAACTGCAACCGGCGGCGCTCCTCCTGCTGGCCGGCGTTAAACATGCCCGAGTCGCTGATCAGGGCCTCGAGTTTGGCGCGGATGTGGTCGGTCATCGCAGGCTCGGGTTGCGCTCAGCGGCGGTCAGTGATGGGTGGTCATCGTCAGCCCATTCAGGCTCAAGTTCGACGTTCAGCAGCTGCTGGTCTGGGTACAGCTCCATCGCGCTGAGAACAGCAGTGGCAGCGTTCGGCGCTAACAGCTCGACCTGATCGGTCTCAAGGATCACGCGGTAGGTGTTCATTGGTGCAGCGCTGGGTCGGTCACGGTTTGCGGGTTGAGCCATTCGATCTCGGACCACCACGGCAGCCAACCTGTTTCGGCAGCGATCTGCTGCGCTTCGGTCAGGCTGTGCGCCGTGATGGCCTCGATCACGTTGGCGCTGCGGATCTGGAAGTAGAAGCGGCGCATTTTGGGTGTCATGGCTTCAGGTTCTGATGGCAAGCGGGATGGTTGTGGTGCGCTTTGACTGCGTCGGTGCGGCCGGTGTCGAGACCGGCCACATAGACCATCAGCAGCAGGACAGCGGCAGCGATGCGGTTGATCATGATGCGAGCGCCTTGCGGACGCGGTAGCGGGTGATGTGAAGCGAGTCAGCGATCTGGCGCTGACTGCGGCCGGCATGGGCCAGCACGCGGATGCGGCGATCGGTGGAAGCGGTCAGCCAGTCGATCAGAGCGACCAGCACCAGCAGCGGTAGGAGCAGCTTCCAGATCACCAGAGCAGTGGCGGTGAGCATGGGTGGGTGTGGGTGTATGGAGAGCCCCGGAGGGCTCAGACGATGGCAACCAGACGATCCTTGCCCATCCGCTTCTCCCAAGTGGTGCCATCGCTGTTGGCGAATTGTGCGATCACCTGAGCCTTGGTCTCTTTGACGAAACCAACGAACGTGTGGGTATACCCGAAGTTCCAGATCGTTACGTCGCCGGCTTGGAGCTGGCCTGCGGCTTTGCCCTTGCAGCGGCCGACGGATTGGATCTGAACGGTGGCGGTGGTCATGGCTGGTTGCGGGTGATGCCCTTTCGGGCTTGCGCTAATCCTACACTGCAGACGGTGCATCACGCAGCCGGCTTGTCACGTTTGTTCACATCCCACGACAGCTCCTCGACGTGGCTCGCGCGCATCCGCACCATCCCGGTGGTTACCTCAACAGGCACTCGCAGCACCGGTTTACGCTGCAGGCCCGTCGCCCATCCCACCGCATACTTCGGCACGATCACCTCAACCGTGAACCAGATGTGCCCGCAGTCCTTGCAGACCCGCTTCCGCACGATCTGGTCAGCCATCTGACCATTCGTCACCGGAACCCGGTGATCGTTGCTGCTGCACTGTGGACAATTCATTGGCACCATGGGGCAACACGCCCCGGATTGATGGATTTCGGTAAGTGGATGGTGGTTGACATCCCACCAGAGAAGCTGTTCAAACTCGAGGCCAACTGCCGCGGGCTGGCCGAACACGGCAACGTCGGCCAACTCGCGGCGCAGTTGCTGCGGCAAACCATGCGCCAGCAGGAGATGCTCCAGGCGGCGGTCCATGAGATCGCGCGCCTGGAGCTGATGATCATGAATCAGAACACGTCGTCCTGAATTACCGTGCCGCCGGTTGCCTTAGCCAGGCTTGTGGCCGCGGCCTCGGCAGTGGCACCTGCCTCCTCGATCGCTTTCTGTGTCTTGTAGTCCGGCTCGATCGCCATCGACACATACGCGTCACCGCCGCTGGCCGGCTCCTTGCGCCATCCGCTAATCCGCATCGGGATGTTGCCCCGGTCGTTCGGTGTGGCGTTCATCAAATAGTTGGCCATCGCATACGCCTGATCGGCCGGCACGCTGACCACGCCGTCATACATCGGGTAGTTCTTGCTGGCGTCGTACCGGTCGCGCAGCCGCTCACGCAGCTTTTGCTCGGTGTTCCTGAACAGTGCGCCGTTTGCTTTGAAAGTCATGATTCGTCGTGGGTGATGGTGTTGGCCTTTTCGTATTGCTCAACCTCGGCCAATGGGTAGAGCACGAAACCGGGCGTCCTGAAATACGCGGGGCCCTTGCCTGCCTTGCGCCAGCGCATCAGCGTGTCAGGGTGCAACCCCCACCGCTGTGCCAGCTGCGGCGCGGTCAGATAATCAGAAGAGGTCATCGGCCACAATCTCCACAGGTTCTGGGTCAGGTTCGGCCGTGATCTTGGCGTTCAAGTCATCGAGCGTCGTATCGGCCGCGGTGACCTTGACCGGCTCGATGTCCACCACTTCTTCCTGGCTCTGCATCCCAAGCAGCATGTCGCTGGCATACAGCCTGCCCCAGAATGCTGCGGCCCGGTAGCGGATCATCAGCTCAGGCATCGTCTGCCATTTGCTGCCCGACTTGGTCGCCCATCCTTCTTTCTTGGCCATGGCCATCGTGATGGTTGGCCCCTTCAGCTCCTGCTGGCTGGCCAAGTCGGTCGCGACGGCATAGCAGGCAAGGCTGTCGCCTTCGCCGCTGATCTCAAACCGCAACGGGCTGAACCGGCCGCAACCGTTGACCATCGCGATGATGAAACTGCTGCTCCACGACGGGCGGCCGTGGATCACATGCAGGTGCTGCATCGCTAGAAACGGGCTGATGCCCATGCGATTGGCGATCTCAAGCGCAACCAAGCAGTTGGCGAAGCCCTGCTGACCTTGAAACTGTGGCGGGATCAGCGTGCTGCTGGCAAGCGCCTTGGCGATCCGCTGGGCGTCCTCGAACGCTTGGATGCCCGAAAACACCGATCCGGTGCTGGTGGTGGTGAGTGCTGTGGATTGGTCGGTCATGGTTGAAAGTCCGTGTCGATGTAAATACCAGCTAGATAGCGCTCTCTTGCATAACGCCGCATGTTGATCCGGTCCGTCTCAATGTCTGGGTGGATTAACGGCGGCGGCGGCATTAACGGCTTGAGCCTGTCCGGCGCGTAAAGATTGCGGTTCTTCATCAGTAAGTCTCAATCTCAGGTGGGTTAGGCAGTGAGCCATCAGCCCGCGGCCGCATCCACGCAGGCAGGCTGAGGGGTTCGATGTGGTCGCTGTATCCGTGCCAGGTGTTGCTGGCCTTGCATTCGACTAGCCGGGCCAGATCACGCGCGGCAGTCTCAGCACCGATCTGGATCATCTCCGCATCGGCGGCGTAGACGGCCACGGCATAGGGCGGCTTCTTTTCGACACAGATGAAGATGAACTGATCGGGCCGGTGCCCGGTGGATGCCTCAACTCCGTCGAGATACCAACTTGCTTGGCAGTGGTAGCGGTAATTCGCCACGCTGCGCTGGAAGCCGCTCGGGCTGGCATCCTCGGTCGTCTTCAGGTCGATGATCAAGTTGCCGTCATTGGTCAGCCAGTCCGGCCGGCACTTGCATTCGGCGCCGGTCGTCGGGTCTGTCCACATGTGCGTGGTCTCGGCCTTGCCCTGCCAATGCAGCAGCATCGCCGCGGCCGGGTGGCGCCAAACTGATTCGGCCATGCGGCTGATGGTGGCGCGGTCGTCGGCGTCGATCAGCTCGCGGTCACCGGCTTCAGCCTGGAACTTGGCCCACGCTTCCTTGCCCGCTTTGTATCGGCGATCAACAGCAGGGGCCACGGCATAGCGAGCCTCAAACTGATCAGCCTCGAGCGTCAGTGTGTGGACAGCGGTCCCGAGTCGCATCGCATCAGTCGGCTCAGTCGGCACCCGGTTCGGGTCGATGTAGCGCGCCCAGTAATGCAGCGGGCTGCGGGCGATGAGATCCAGATGCGACTTTGAGATGGCGGGGTGGGCGTGGTAGTCGGCGTTCTCCATGGGTTGCGGCGGATTGCTTGCCAATGCTACCACATGTGGGCTAAGGTCTGATCGAGCGAAACAAGCCGGCGCCACCCGGCTCGCTTCTGGCCACGGCCAGCCCTTACTTCTCTACCGGCCTGGTTGCCGGCATTATTTCATGCACACAGAGGTACGTCTTGTCACACCAGAAGACGCGCGTTTAATTCTAGAAACAAACACTCGCAATCGACCCCTTAATGCAGCTCACGTCTCCATGTTCGAGGCTCAGCTTAAACGGGGAGAAATGCAGATAACCCATCAAGGCATAGCCATCAGCGAGAACAACACTCTTTTGGATGGTCAGCATCGCTTGATGGCAATTGCCAATACCGGCATTTCAGCCAATCTCATGGTGACAACTGGATTGCCTGAAAGTGTTTTTGCAGTTTTAGACACGGGATCAAAGCGCACAGCCGGAGACATACTTGGCATTAACGGAGCAAAAAACTCAACTGCAATGGCTTCTGGTATTAGGCTTTATTTGTATTATAGAGAAATTCCTCACATAGTTTGGACCGGGAAAGTTCCTAACCAGATTGGAACCACGACAAACATTAACAAAGAATACAGAAAAGATATTGATGGGTGGGAATGGGCAGCGGCAGCAGCAAACCAATCAGTATTCCAAAGGATTTGCACCCCTGGCCCCATGTCGTGCTTATTATATTCAGCATCATTTGATTGTGAGTTTTCAAGAAATTATTTAGAAACATTTGCTAAGCAAGTAAAAACGGGTGACAACCTAAGTCCGGGCAGCCCAATTCTTGCTTATCGAAACAAGATGATAGCTGCGCCAAGCTCAACGCCTCAATCAAGGCTGGCTGATTACATCAAACTTTTAAACGCCTACGCGACAGGCCAGCAGCTCAAGATTTTTAAGTCTCAACTATATCCACCAATGCCCTCACTTGTTCATGCGTCTGAGTCCATTCACGAAAACGCAATGCTTTGACATGACCTACTCCGACTTTCTAGCCTCAAAGTCCACCGCCTGCCCTGCGGTCGGCTTTGATCCGCAACAGTTCACGGCGCCGCTGTTCCCGTTTCAGCGCGACATCGTGACCATGGCTTGCCGTGTTGGCAGGTTCTGCATCTGGGCCGACTGTGGCATGGGTAAGACCGCCATGCAGCTGGAATGGGCATCACAGGTTTGCCGCCACACCAAAGGCAACGTCCTTGTCTTGGCGCCGCTGGCCGTTGCACACCAGACCGTCCGCGAAGGTGCCAAGTTCGGCATCCAATGCGCGTTCGCTGCAACCCAGGCCGACATGCAGCCCGGCATCACGATCACCAACTACGAAAAACTGAGCCACTTCGACCCGGCCGCCTTCGATGGCGTGGTGCTTGATGAGAGCAGCATCCTCAAGGCGTACACCGGCAAGATCCGCAATCAGATCATCGAGTCATTCGCGCAGACGCCATTCCGGCTGGCCTGCTCTGCCACGCCGGCGCCGAACGATCACATGGAGCTGGGCAACCATGCCGAGTTCATCGGTGTAATGACCCGCACCGAGATGCTGGCCATGTTCTTTGTCCACGACGGCGGCGACACCAGCAAATGGCGGCTCAAGGGTCACGCTCAATCAAAGTTCTGGGAGTGGGTCTGCAGCTGGGCTGTCACCATCCGAAAGCCATCAGATCTGGGCTACGACGACGGCAGCTTGATCCTGCCCGAGCTGCAGATCAAGGACTGCACCGTCGAGACACCACGCGAGGCCATGGCCGACGACGCTGGCCAAATGGCGTTGTTTGCAATGGAAGCCCGCACTTTGAGCGATCAGCGGCAAGTGCGCAAAGCATCGCTACAGATGCGCGTTGATGCAGCCGCAGCCCTGGCCAATAGCAACACCGAGCAATGGCTGATCTGGTGTGATCTCAACGATGAATCCAAAGCGCTGACTGCTGCCATCAATGGCGCGGTTGAGGTCAGTGGGTCCGATTCAGATGATCACAAGCAGCAGGCCGCGATCGACTTTCAGGATAGCAAGATCCGCGTGCTGGTCAGCAAGCCCAGCATCTTCGGATTCGGACTCAACTTTCAAGGCTGTCACAACGTCGCCTTCGTTGGCCTGTCCCACAGCTACGAGGCGTTCTATCAAGCCATCCGCCGGTGCTGGCGATTCGGGCAGCAGCACCCGGTCAACGCGCACATCATCTACGACGTGGCCGAAGGCCGCGTGATCGACAACATCCGCCGCAAGGAAGCGGACAGCATCGCAATGGCTGAATCAATGGTCACCATCATGAAGCAAACCACCATGGAACAACTCAAAAAGATCCAGCGTCAGGTTGCGCCGCACATCACTGAGCACAAGACCGGCGACAACTGGGACCTGTATATGGGCGATTGCGTTGAAAGCATCAAGCAACTCGATTCTGACAGCATCCACTACAGCATCTTCAGTCCGCCATTCGCGTCGCTCTACACCTACTCCAACAGCGACCGGGACATGGGCAACAGCCGCAACGATCAGGAGTTTTTCGATCACTTCGTCTACTTGGCCAAGGAGTTGCATCGCGTGCTGATGCCAGGCCGGTTGATCAGCTTCCACTGCATGAATCTGCCCAGCAGCAAAGAGCGCGACGGCTTCATCGGCGTGAAGGACTTTCGCGGTGACATGCTGCGCATCTTTCAGTCGGCGGGATTTGTGTTTCATTCAGAGGTCTGCATCTGGAAGGATCCCGTCACCGCCATGCAGCGCACCAAAGCGATCGGCCTGCTGCACAAGCAGATCCGCAAGGACTCAGCCCTGAGCCGTCAAGGCATTCCCGACTACCTGGTCACGGTGCGCAAGCTGGGCGACAACCCCGAGCCATGCGCTGGCCCGTTCACTGAGTTTGCCGGCGAGAACCCGCCAGCTAAGACTGGTGACGCCATCAAAGACAGCATCAACATCTGGCAGCGCTACGCCAGCCCGGTGTGGATGGACATCAACCCATCCGACACCCTGCAATACCGCAGCGCCCGCGCCAATGACGATGAGCGCCACATCTGCCCGCTGCAGCTTGAGGTGATCCGCCGCGGCCTGCA